AGTAGATGTAGCTGGTATAAAATTAATGGTTATTGGATTAGCAACTTCTAATTCTGTCCACGATAACTTTGTAATTGATAAATTATCATTCGTATTTGTTGCATTTAAAGACCTTGCATTTACTTGCGTAGGATGAATCCTACGCCACGCTGTTTGCAATATTCTTTGATCGGGAGGTTGTATCTGTTCCTGCATGATAGGCTCTGCGTCAGGAAGTTCTATTTTATAGCTGTGATCTAAATCAAAAGGAGCTTCCATACGAACAAAATCATCCGAAGCTTCACTTATATCTTCAAAATCAAAAGCATATCCGCTAACATTTCCCTCTGAATGTATATCTCCTTGTGAATCTATACTACCTTCTGTTGATAAATCCCCATCAATATCCATATCTCCGTCAAAACTAGCATCGTTACCGTGAATATCATTAGCATCTATATTTCCAGGTGTATCTATATCACCTTTTACTGGATCAATAGACACAGGACTAGCAGTAACATCGCCAAGGGGCATACCTGGAGTTGGAACAAATACAGGTACAGGGAAAGGAGTTGTTATAGGTATTGGTATAGGGATTGGCGTAAAAACTGGATAAGGGTTACTCGGGTCATAAGGATTATCTGTTGTTATTTGACCCGGAGGTGTAGACCAATATAATTGATAGCTACCAGTTAATCCAGGGATACCTGGAGTAGTTAACATTTGAGTAGGTAATCCTGGTGTAGTTGGTAAACTATAAAGAACATCAGATAACATTAATGTAGAAGCATTAAAACCTGTGTTTTTACCTATTGAGTTAGTTACATGTAAGCTATTTGCATAAACCTCTCCGTCATCATCAATCTTTACTTTACTATCTTTAATTATCTGACCTGTTTCTCCGTCAAACCTAGCTATACTATTATTACTAGAAGTTATTGGACCACTTACTCTTTGTAATATTTCTATTACTCCGTTATTATTACCCAAAACCCCTTTGTCTAAATCGCTTAAAGCTTGTGCATTAGGTAATCTAGTATCGGGTATTTGTATTATAAATTTGCTATCAGATATATCGAGAGTTTTATTTCTTTGTAAAGAATCTATATCATGTCGCATATCCATCATGTTAAAACGAATATCGATTAGTATAGGGCTTATTTCTGCTTCATTATCCTTATTACCGACAGTAATATAATCTTCAGGTAAATATGGAAACTGCGAATAATCCGCAATTTTACCTGTAACGGGAGATATAAAATTATATAAACGATCGTACTTCATGCTAACAAATGCCCCATAAAACTCGTGATATTATCTATATCATTATTGTAAGTACTATTAGCCAAATCCGATAAATAAGTAAAAAACGCAGAATCGGTATTATCCATCTCGTTATCAAGACTTAAATCTAAATCAGGTTGGAATCTATAATGAAAAAGATTGCTAGGAACACTTGGATCATTAACTAAAGATAAAGCTTTTGCTACTGACTCTTGACCTCCTACCATAGCTTGGTCAAATAAAGCCACTAAATCTTTAATAGTCTGTTCAAAAGGCAACAAAGTATAAGATTGTAATAATCTTTGATTTTGCGTTGAAACTTCATCAAAACCTAAATCACCGAGACCTGTTCCTAAAGACAAAATACAAAATCTCTTGGCTAGTGGTTTAATTCTTCTCCCCATATTTAACGCTAATTGTGCAGGGTTATTTTGATAAACTCCTCCATCAATATAATTTTGATTATTTATTACTTGTGGGGGTAAATAAATAGGAGCAGCACCCGTAGCCAAAGCAACGTCTACAATAGATAGGTTTTGACCAAAATAATTAGGATCATCTAAATTAGAAAATATAATAGGTGAATTACTATCTTTTCTAAAAGATGTAATTAATACATTAGTTTTTAAATTCTGTAGCGTAGAAGTTCCAAAATTAGAAGTTAAGACAGTTTTTAATCTAGCTGAACCATAATTACTTTCCGTAGAAGTTGATCTATATAAATATCCATTATCACCTAATATTGCTATTTTTTGAACAGTGCTAGGTCTATTTGATGGTGTTGAGGCATTAATTGAACCACTAGCAACATCGGCAGCGGTTCTAATGGTAAATACCCAAGGGGCTTCGGTAAGATAAAAAGCCTTAACTTCGTCAATAGTTTTTTCATAAGCATAACTTAAAGCTTGCATTCCTCCTGTAGAACTACCAGCTATAACATCAAATATCTGCCATAAAGGTTTATCAAAATAAGTCTGTAATTTTGATAAAAAGCTAACAGAAAGATAACCTCTTGCTCCACCTCCGTCTAAAGATAGTATTCTTAAAGTATTAGCATCCACAATTAAACCCAGATTGTATTATCAACAACATTTTTATATTTAAAATCAACATTGTATCTGTTCTTCATGCAATCCTCAAGACTATATCTTAAACAATCTACTAAATGATTGTTTTTGTCTTCTATCTCATCTTTAATCTGCCCACTATGTTTATCAGTTTTGTATTTTAAATTATAAACTTCTTTCAAAAACTCCTGACATCTAGGATGTACATAGCATTTTTTAAATGTCTTAATGTAAGTTATACCAGCTTCAATTGACCCTCTACCTTTTATTGCAGGTTTGCAAGGATATTCATATTTATTAAGTAAATCAATCAAATCAGGGCTAGAACTATCTGCCGTTATTATGTATTTACCTTTTTTCTTATAATCCTTAAGTACTTTTTCTAATTCTTCACCTAAGCAATCAACGCTTATATGTGATTTTTTAAATTCATGTGTTACATAAAGATTTTCATCTTGAATATAACATCTAATTCCAGCACTGGCATCAGTCCAGCCAAAATCAAGCCCATAATAAGGGTATATTCCTTGAGGTTCTTCATAATCCTGTATTACAAAAAAATCTTTTTTAAATACGTGTTTTTCAGTATTAATTAAACATTCACCTCCGTAAACGTGCATATAAGTATTAAAATCATTTTCCCTCATCCTAACGATTTTAGCAATAGCATCACTGCTTAAATACGGATTGTTATACCAATTTAATTGTTTGATAAATAAATCTTCACCATATTTCTTTTTACCATTTACAATAAATTCCTGATACAAAAAGTCTGTTTCATTTTCAGGGTTCATTGTAACCCACAATTCACATCCTTGTTCTCTAAGTGTGTTATCCACAATATCCCAAGCATATTTACTAATAAAAGACCCCTCTTCAAGCCATAAAATACCAATATTCTCAACTGATTTTATACCAGATGTTCTATAGTCTCTAATACCTTTAAAAAGTATTTCAACACCTGTTAACTTGTTTACAATATAGCTATCTGTAATATGAAAGAAATTGCCATTTCTATATTCTTCTACTCCATCAATAACCCTAGTATACAAAGCATGCACACTATCCCTAATATCACCTAAATACTCTCTACCAGCTACTATTTTTCGCCCCATAAACTCTTTATTAAAAGATAATCTCAAATGAGCTTTTACAACAGAAGTAGACTTCATGGACATACGCCCACCATGTAAAACTTTATATGATATAGGTTTGTAAAGATTATTTTCCCAAGGTTCTAAATTGTAAATATCAAACTTATTCATCTTCTTGATTATTGTTTTTTACAACAGAAATAGACATTATTTTCTTATGGTATTTATCCATTAATTCTTGTTCATAATTACCATCGCTATTAATAATTTTTAATGGTTTATTCAAGAATTCCTGTGTTATTGTGATATTGGTTGCTTCATCCTCTTTTTTCATCTTCATTCTATTATTCAAATAATAGAATAAACTTGCTTTACAACCAGACCTTATATTCTGAACTAATATACTTGATACTTCTGCCATAAAAGTACCTTGTCCTATTTCAAAAGCTTTCTTGAGTTCAGGTATTTTTTCTTCTCGTTGCAAATAGGTATTTAATGACATATTAAATCGTCTAGCTATCTGCTCTTTAGTCATACAGATAGCCATTTCTTGAACTTTAGCAATATTTTCGTCTGTAAATTCAACTTCCTGCATGCAAGATAGTTCTTTTTTCTCTATTTTCTTACTTATTTTTTTCTGTAATTTGTCATTTCTATTCATTAAACTAGAAAACTCTTCCTTTTGAATAATTAGAATATTTGAAATTCGTTTTAAACCATCTTCCAATTTCTTATGGTTCTGTTTTAAAACATCAATTTCGTTTTGTTGTTTCTGTAATTTACCTTTACATTGTATTAATTCAAATTCAATATTTGACATTTATCATAATCTACCAGCTAATCCAACACAACCAATATAACCATATTGTTTTATATATTCCAAATCTTCAAGTATTTTCTTCTTTTTCAATTGTTGCTGTTTCAATTTGAATTTATCAAAAGCATCATCGTTAATAATAAATATTCTACGATTAGCTTTAGAGTTTATCCTATCCCATTCATCATAGACTTTTTTAAATTTAATATCATCAACATGACTATATTTGTTAATATGATTTTGAGATATGTTGATTTTAATCATATTTCCAATTTTTTAAGTCTTCTATCTATATCCGTTAAATGATTGTAAGTATCATTCTCTAATTTATTAAGTCTATTAACCACTTCTACAAAAGAGGGTAGACTAATATTTGCTGTTCTACTATCTGCATAATACTTAGTAAGTTCATTCTCACTTATTAATTGATTATCAACAATAACAAATTTTTCCTTTTCAACACTACAATCAGGCATATTTCTTATATAATTAAAATCAGATTTTAAATCCTCCAATATACTTTCAACCATAGCAATATTATCATTTAAGGATTTTTCTATTCTATCAAACTTTTTAAACTGTGGTTTGTTCATTTTTTCACCTAATTTATAAATTTCTTTTTCTAACATAACATCAATTAAATTTTTACAATATCGGACTTCCGATAACGGCTTAATATAACAAAATTTTATCTAAATGTCAAATTTACCTAAATAATCAAATGACGAGTTTTAAACCACCATAGGAGCGTAAGTTTATTTTTAATGATAGTTTCCCTATTAAATTTTAAATTAAGCTTGTGTGGTGGCTTAAAATGTCTAAAAACTGTGTGTATTATTAAAACTTATGCTACTTATAACCATTCTGGCGTCTCAACCCTTAAATTTAATTCTTTACCCGCATAATTAATATGTTTTGAAGTTGTCTGACTCCAATAACCTAACCTCCATAAAATTCTGTTTTTAATATCAATTTCTGCTACTTTCGTATTGTATGAATAAACAAATTTATCATCGTATTTTAAATTTTGTCTGTATTTAATAAATTTCATAAAAATAACCTATTTAATTGTTGTAATCTAATAATATAATAGTTTTTAATAGCTGTCAATAGCTGTCAATAGTTATTTTTATTAAATTTTAAAAAATATTTTCATTAATTCAAAAATTTACTGTTGACATATCCACAAAAGAAATCGTATGATACGCAGATAAAACTTAACTCAAAAAGTTATCCACAAAAATCAAAAATTATCAATTTTTACCTTACCAACATTACCATCATTACCAACTAAAAATAGATAGTAAGCCTCCTCAAACATCAATCTACAAAAGGGATTAGAACACCCTGACTTACCATCATTACCAACTTTTCATTTTTTCTACGTGCGTATATATAAAAAAAATCTCATACCTTATTTTTTCTATATACATACATATTTATGGTAATGATGGTAATGATAGTAATATATGTATATGGAAATTGATGTCCGCGACCTTACCATCTCCTTACCATCCTTACCATCTATTAAAAATAATTACTATCATTACCAACATTACCATCTTTTACATAAAAAAGTTATCCACAAAGTTATCCACAGTATGTTGATAAAATTACTATCATTACCAACATTACCATCTTTTACATAAAATATTTTTTAAAATTTAATAAAAATAACTATTGACAGCTATTAAAAACTATTGTATAACATATTTATCAAGAAATTTATGTGCAATCTTTTCTTGTAGAAGTAAAGTTAAATACAATCAACAATTTAAAAAGAGATAAAATTATGTTAAGCAAACAATTTTCTGGAATACATATAGAAGTTTTTTACACTAAACATTACCTCCCTAACTATAATTTAAATGATGGAGAAACAGAGTTTTCTATACCTGACTTTATACTTGAAGAGAATTTAAAAGAAGATTACGACATTAAACTCAAATACAATACATATAAATACAACAGCTTTTTGGATTATGTCCAAGATAAATACGAAGAAGAGTATTACGACGCTAAACATTCTCTTGAAGAATCATGTTTAATGTATAATTGGGTTTATGAGCCAAGAATTTATGATGAAGCAATTGCGGATTTATGTGATCTAATACCTTTTGAAATACAGAATAGAGATGAAGACTTACAGCTTTTGTCTTTCGGTGGTTGCGGTATGGATTTTACATACAAACTTGAAGCATATCAATTATTAGCAGATGGTTCTTACGATGAGCGTTCCAACTTTGCTGAAAAAGGTATAGCTTACTTTGAATATTATTACGGCAAGGATAGTGAAGTAGTAAAAGAAATTAATAAATTACTTGAAAATAGTAAGGCAGCTTAAAGGAGGTATAAATATTATGAAAAATAAATTGTATAGTGAATATTTAGTAGATGGTGAATGTGAATATTATATTTATAGGAATTTTAATAAAATATCAGAAATTTTTGAGTATTTTTGTAAGAATAACTTACTAAAAAAATCAAATTATGTTGATAAAGACGGATTACAATTAGTGGTAGGTCGTGATTATTTAGCAATAAGAAAATCTGATGATAGGGGAATAATTTGTGAAGTTGAAAATAAAAATATCAATGGAATAACTAGAAATATACCTATTTCATGTTTATTTAACGTTACTGCAAAATCAGATAAATTTATAGAAATTTCAAATAATTTAAAAGATTTAATATCTGCCGATAATCTTTTTATAAAAAAATGTAGAGGTTTTAAAAAATATAAATTTGTTAAGTTTTTATTAAATAGTCAGAAGAAAGAACATAAAGAGATGTACGACCATTTAAAGCAATTTTTATATTTTTTACATAAAGAATTAGAAGTTAAGTGGAATTTTTAAAAAATTAATGGAGGTATAAATATTATGAAAGGATTATATATACATTACGAGGATAGATACCCTAAAGATACTATATGCAGGGAATTATTTTTACATAAGGAGCATAATATTACAGATATTAAAAATATATTAAAAAAAGCTTATGCGGATTCTCTTAAATATAATACGGATGATAATTTTCTTGAACTTATTGCTATTAATAGTGATTGTGAATTTTCTTTTATTCCGGCAAAAAAGAAAGAGCGTAAACTATTTACACAAAATCATGATTGGGGCTGTTTTTTGTATATTATGAGAAATTGGGGTAAGCAAGATATAGAGAGAATAGAGGCGGAAGATTACAAGGAACAATCATTAGATAAATTTATGTTTAAACAACATGTATACAGGTTTAAAAGTCTTCTTGACTTTTATTTGAATTATAAGGAAGTAAAACTTAAACAAAAATCTCGCAGAGTTTTTGTGAATGAGTTAGTTACAATTCAAGAACCGATTCACATAAACAAATTCATTAACAAATAGAGGTATAAATATCATGTATACAAACACTAAAAGAAATAGGAAAAAATACGACTATATTGACGATAATTACACTCTGGCAGAAATAGATGTTGAAGAAAGATACGATGAGAAACAGGCATTAGCAAGGTATAGACAACTGGTAGAGAATAGAAAGAAAACCAATACTATCTCTTGTGATAATCTTTTATACTTTTTAAATTAATAAATAGGTATATAAAATGATTTTTTTTAGATAACGATATACTAGCGAATGACTGGGAGGTAGAAAAATGAACATTTTTGAAGCAGCAAAAGAACTTAAAAATGGTAAATATATAAAACGTAAAGAGTGGGTAGGTTTCATATTTGTTTTATTTAATCATAACAGTTTACTTTTTAAATTCTCTCACGAAAATATAATAAGTGAGTTAACTATTAAGCTTAGTGATTTATTAGCTGAGGATTGGGAGGTAGTAGAGTGAATAACACAAAAGAACTAAAAGCGTATAATTTATTGTGCAGTTATCTTATGTCCAATATGAAAAATTATTCAACAGAGCAAAAATTATATTATTATAGGTTGTTATTAGAAAAATATAATGAAGAAAGGAAACAAAATGAGCGATATTGAATTGATTATACTAGTCCACGAAATAATAATTATTGTTGGACTAATAGGACTAGGGTTTAACTTTTACTATAATTTTAAGGATTAATGAGGTAATAAAATGAATACTAAATACATAATAGCTATCATGATTATAGCACTAACAGGGTTTTACTTTGAATTTTACCACAATAAAGAAAAGGTAATTGACGATACTTATATTGAATATGTGAGGTGATAAAATGAACTTATTTAACAACATAACAAGACTTAAGGAAGCTTTGAAAATTCAAGCTGATAGAGAGTATATGCAACTAATTGAAAAGGCAGTTAATCTTGACATTAACGACTTTGATTACTCTATCTATGATCCACAAGGATTAAGACATAGAATAGGTGAGAAGTTGAATGAGATATCTGTTAATGAGAATAGAAATTTAAGAATGGATTTTTATAATGTAAATAGTAGGGGGTGTTAGATATGAGTATAGTAACAATATTATGTATTTGTTATTTTTGGGCGGTTATTTGTCAAATATTTGATTTATAGGAGGTTATTAAATGATTTTAGAAGCAGAATTATTACACAATTTAAAAGAACTTAAGAATTATGATAGATTGGTAATGTTATCTATAGTTTATAACAAATCTCTTCTTGAGATGATAGACGACATACTTGGTAAAATTGAAATTATAAATGAAGAGGAAATAAAATGACAGACTATAACGCAAAACATAGAGAACTTTATCTGGAAGAATTGAAAGAAATTTTAAAAAACCATAATAGCGGTACAAACGCAGGAGTGGAAAAACTTACATTAAGTAGAATTTTTTATTTAATAGATAATTTTAACTTAAATGATATGACTGAAGTTACTTCAATATTGAAATTATTAAGAGATAATTTATCTTATGATGATTTTAAATTTATTTGTACATATGAGTTTGGTGATTATTCTACTAATTCATTACAGAAAATTACGTATAAACTATTTAAAGATCAATTTATAGACATAATTTTAGAAAGTAGGTATGTGTGATGAACAATAAAACTAAAGAAGATTTAGAACATATTTTAGATAATTTTAAAAAATACATTTTAATTAGTAGTTCAAGTTCAGAAGTAACAAGTTGGAGAAAAGATATAGGTATGATTTATTTTAATTACAAAAATAATTTTGATTATTTATATGATGTTGTAAGTGGGTTAATAAATAACAATAATTTATTTTACAATCATAAAATAAGAAATGAAGTTATTAATATTTCTTGTGAAGATGGTTATATGCATGAATTGGATAGTGAATATAAAAAGCTTGTTGAAAAAGCAGTTACTCTTGGTATAGAAGATTTTGATTATTCAATTTATGATGAAGATGGTTTAAAAAACAAAATATTTCAGAAAACGCATGTAAAAATGAGGAAAAAAAAATAATGAAAAATAAATTAGAAGATTGGATGAATAATCAATTTGCCCCATGGGCATTAACAGTAGTACTTGGAACTAATTTTTGTTTATTCATGTTAATACTTGGACAATTAGCTTTTGGTAAATGATTTATGAAAAATTTTGAAAGAGAAGTTGCTAAATTAGCATGCGATAGTATATTGGATGATATTCCTAAAAACAAAAATGGTTATAACAATCAAGCTGTAGGTATTGACTTAAATCAGATAGTTATCTTAAGAGGTTTAAGCATTATTAGAAGTAATGATACAGGTTATAAAGTAACAATAAGTGCGTTGGTTCGTGAAGCTATCAGGGATTTATTCATCAAATATAATATCAATTAAATAATATGAAATACGCAATTACAACGTTCCCCCACGTAAAAGTATCTTTTGTGGGGCAGGATGGAGTACAATTTAATGAACTCACATCTAAAAACATTTATATGAATTTTCTTAAATACAAGGAAAAGTCAAATAGCGAAAAGGAAGAGCAGAAACATTTTATATTAGCTAGATATAAGGACACATCACTATCTAGAACAACCGAGAATATTGACTATTATAGCGGACTGGTAATTGATTTTGATAGCTATGCCAAGAATTATAGTTATTTGAAAGAAGAATTGAAACAATCTTTAGGCAGTTATGAGTATTTGCACTATACAACATCATCACATAGCTTTGATACCCCAAGAGTAAGACTTATTGTATTTACCGATAGGAATTTTAAAGTAGAAGAGAAGTCAAACATACTTGTCAATCTTACACAGAATTTCAGTAATGATTTGATGATGGCAATGGACCAACATAATACTTTTGGCAATAACTCATTATCAAGATTGCCCTATAATTCACCTGAGTTTGAAATGGTTTACAATGAGGGATTAAAATATGAAATAGGAGGTAATTTAACAAATACTTCCTCAAATAGTAATAAAAAGCAGGAGTTGGAGGAGGTAGAATTAAAGAAAACATTTAACAATATCCCGGTACAGGATTTAACAACTGATAAAATAAAGGAGTTGCTTACCAAGTATAAAAATATAGTAGGTTTTAATGAGACAAAAGGTTGGTTTAATGATTATGAAACTTGGGTTGAGGTTGGTAGTATTCTTCATCATCAGTTTAAAGGAAGTGAAGAGGGATTATCCTTGTGGAAAGAAATATCTTGTGAAGATGGACATACTATAGAATACACTTATAAAAAATTCTCTAATGACAAGGAAAATCCCAAGACTTTTAAAACTATAATGAAAGTAGTTAGGGATAATCAATTAGCAGTTAAGGCATCAATGCTTGACCCTAATGCACCACCTCTTAAGTTAGATAAAAGTAAACCTGTACCTCTAGATACGTTCCCACATTTACATTATGGTAAAACAGTCACAAAACCTAAGGATACATACGACAACTTTGTTCATATAATGAAGTTTTACAAAATTGATCTAGGTGTTGATATTATAACTAAAACTATAACTATGTTCGGATCAAACGATCAGAATGCTAATGAGGTTGATATATTGGACTTGATGGAAATCAACAACATATCAAGTAAGAGTAGGGGTAGTAAATATATTAACAGATACGCTTATGAGAATAAATACAACTCCTTTTATAACATGTTAACAAATATAAAATGGGATGGGATAGATAGGTTAAATGACTTCTATAATACGATAAAGGTAAAACCGGAGCATATTAATCTTCGCGACCTCTATTTACTTACTTGGCTTAAGCAACTTATTTACACTAGTTGTTTTAGTAGTATGTATCCTTATGAAAGCAAGAAAATAAGCAGACTTCTTCTAGTATTGCAATCAAAACAGGAGGGTGGGAAATCAACATGGGTTACTAACCTGTTACCTGCTAAAATGCAAAAACATTATATGTCAATAGGAGCTACCCTTAAGACTGATGACGATAGACACATGCTTGGTATTGTAAATAAACTCATAGTAGAGCTTGGAGAGATTGAGAAATCTTTTAAGCATAGCGATATAAATGCTTTCAAGGCTTTTTATGGTAGAACTATGGATACTCTCAAGATGATATATGTAACTTTTCCTGTGGATTTTGAGAGAACAACAAGTTTTATAGCTACTACTAACGACTTTTACTTTTTAAAGGATAGTACTGGTTCTACTCGGTTTATGGTTCTGCCGCTGGACGATGATTATAAGGATGAAAAAGGATTATCCATATTTTGTAACGGCAGACATGGGATAGATATGCTCATGGTTTATCGTCAGGTTTTTGAGAGTGAAGATTGGGTTAATTTTGAGTTAAGTGTTGATGATAAGGAAATTCAAAAGGAAATAAACAATCATTTTACAATGAATGATACAATGGAGGATTTGTTTTTTGAAGAATTTGTTAAGGAAATTGATCATAAAGCACCTCTTTATAATTGTACTGAAATTTTAAGAAAGCTTGGTTACTCTGCTAACACCATTAATAAGAAAACAAGAAACGATCTTGCAACAATGTTGCGTAAATATAACTTTCCATATGTAAAAGAAGATAAAAAATTCAGATTAGTATCAATTAGAAAAGAGGTTAAATTAAATGATAGTGAAATACAGAAAGAAGTTTATTAGAAATCTAGGTAATTATGAAAACATAACTGTTGAGATAGAACTTGAGGACAATGTTGTCTATGAGAGAGGTGAGACCTACGAAAGTGTTTATGATAAGCTGCGTAGCTCTGTTTCTAAGTCTATGTCAGAAGAGAATAAGAAAATAGATGAATATTTGAAAACAAGAGGTGTGAAATGAGTAATAAATATGTTAGCGGTGATCATTTTTCTAGACTTAAGATTTTAGCTAAATATAGGACTTTAGATAAAAAGAAAATTGAAAAAATAGATGAATTGTTTAGTAATATGAGTGAGGAAGATTTTAAAAATTATATGGAAAATAAACAAAAAGAATCTTTAGAATTGATTTATGGAAAAATAAAATGAAAATATTTAATGAATGGACGTTATTATTTCTATCGGTGGCTTTATTTTTCATACTCAAAACTATTAACGATAGGTATTATAACAATACAAAACTATATCTAGTTGATATTGTGCTGGAAAATAATCCTGATTTGTCAGAATTTGAGTTGGAAGAAAGAGTTAATAAGTTGTTTAATATAGTAAAAAGTAGGTAGTAGAATGAATAATGAAAAAGATATGTTTAATAAATTGCCGACAGGATATCCAGGACAAGTACTAGATATAAAAAATTTAATTTGGAGAGAGCAAACAGATGAGGAAATAAGAGAAAATTATATTGTAAGACCTACATACAAGGAAATTAAAGAGATAAGACAAAAGCGTTCACAGTTATTATCTAGGGTATAGTTTATTAAATGACTGGGAGATAGTAGAATGAATTTTATAGAAGCAGTGCAACAAATGAAAAAAGGTAATCATACGTGATTACCGGATTGGGAAGAAAGTAAGTTTTTTTGTATTCATTCTGGCATGATATACAGTTCTTGTTGGTGTGGTATAGAACATGCTTACGAAGACCCATATGTGCTTGATGAAACGGAGTTTTTAATCAATGATTGGGAGGTAGTGGAATGATTAAATTTGTAATAGGGTTTGGAATAACCATATTATATTTTAGTATTTATGAAATAAGTAAAAGAGTTGATAGTTTTACAAACTTAATTACAACAGTAATCATATCTATTTGTTGTTACTATCTTGGAGATATGGTTGTGTATAAATATTTGGGTAATTTATCATGAAAAAACATAGTGATTTCTCACCTAGTTCTTTTGAGCGTAGGTATTTGTGTCCAGCATCTTATATGATGGAAAAGGATTTACCACCTACTAAAAGCAAATATGCTGATGAGGGTACTTTATTGCATGAACTAGTTACTATTGATATAAGAGAGTATTTAAGAATACAAAACGATAAACCAGTACTCGACGCTTATTTACATTATTTGGAAAATGTAAAACATAGTGAAAATATCAACAAACATCTTATTGTAGATGTTTTTAAGTCCTTTATTGAAATTAAAAAACAACTATTTGATGTAGATGTAATTTTAGATAAAAAGTTTGCTTTGGAATATTTAGGTGATAATGAAGCAGGAACAGTGGATTGTATTATTACAGGCAATAATTTTGATGATAGACATCAAGTACACGTAATTGATTTCAAATTCGGTTATGGTGTAAAGGTTGACGCTTATATGAACTATCAACTACTTAATTATGCTAAGGGTTATATAAAAAGTAATTACCATACTATAAAGGATTATGACTTACATCTTCACATATTCCAACCGACATTTTCTAATAGCTGCTGGAGTTTGGATGAAGAAGAAAAGTACAAATGGATTATCAGTGATAACTTTTACAAAAACGTAGTAAGTAAGTGTAAAAAGTTGGAACCTGAATTTAATCCTAGCGTAAAAGCCTGTAAATACTGCCGTGCAAAGTCTATTTGTAAGCCGTTATCTACTAACATTGTTGTTAAGGATAAGTACACTTTAACAACGGATGAGATAAAAGATTTCCTTGACAAAAAGGAGCTAATCCTGTTATATATTAACGGCTTGGAGGATTACGCTAAAGGTATTCTTGAAAACGGCGGACACATTAACGGTTATTCTTTAGTAGACAAATATTCAAATAGAAAGTGGATATATGACGCTGAAAATGAGTTAGTTAATATGTTAGGTGATAAAGCTTATAATATCAAGAAAACCATTATTGGAATAGGACAGGCAGAAAAATTATTAAGCAAAGAGCAAGTAGATAAATTAACCGAGAAAGAGTATTTAGGTAAAGTTCTGTCTTCTTGTGATGAAAAGTTAAATGAAATTGTAAAAGAATTATTAAAGGAGTAAAGCAATGGAAAATAATAAAAACAAATACGATCTACTTATAAAAAATTCAATTATAGCATTCCCAAGCGTATTTAAAATGTCAGTAATACCTGGGTATGAAAATAGTGAGCCAGCATATAGAATCTATTTTCTTTTTGATAAGAAAACACAAACAGATACTATAAACAAAATCAAATCCATTTTTGAACAGATGGGTTTAGAACACGGATTTAAACCAAGTAGTAAAAATACTCAATGTTTTAGAGACGGCGATGAGTTAGCTGAAGAAGACCCAAAACATAGTGTATATAAAGGTTACTATAGGTTATTTGCAAAATCAGGTAAATCACCAGACGGAAGTGTTATAAGACCCCATGTATGTAAAATAAAAGAGGGTAAGGCAATACCGGTTATGGAAAGCGACGAGTTAATTTACGGCGGTGCTATTTGCAGCGGATATGTTAACTTTTACTTCTATGGTAAAGGTAAGCCTAACAAAGGAATAGCTTGTAGTCTTCACACTGTTGTATTTAATAAGCATGGAACACGTCTTGGTATTGGTGCTATAGATGCTTCAAGTAAGTTTCTTGATATGGGTGATAGTGAAGAAGTAACAATACCTACCAATCAGGAAAACACAGCAGAAAACGAAGTAGATTTATTCTAGCATATTAACAAAATGAAATGGTTCTTGGATACCGAGTGTTATCCTAACTATTTTCTTATCGTACTCAAGTCTTTAGATGGTCAGATATTGGAGTTTGAGTACGATCATGAAACTAGTTTTGATAAAGCACAACTCGTTAATATATTATCACGCGATCTTACAATAGGTTTTAATTCCAGATTTTATGATATTCCTATGATTATGAGGTTTATTAAGGAAGATGATAAACCAACTAATGATCAGTTAAAAAGATTGTCTGATGATTTGATACTTTCTGATAATAGTTTTGATATTATTAGTAATAATTTCTTATGGACACCTCGCAAGTGGAATCATATTGATATAATTAGAGTGTTGCCAAGTAAAGGTTCACTTAAAATGTATGGTGCAAGAATTCATACTAGAAAATTACAGGATTTACCTTACGATCCGTCAAAAGTACTTACAAGAGAAGAGAAAAACATACTTAAAGATTATTGTATTAATGACGTTGATATTACAAGAGATTTGTATTTGCAAATACATGATGAATTAAAGCTTAGATGGGAAATAGGAAAAGAACTAGGTGTTGATTGTAGAAGTAAGTCAGATGCGGATATTGCAGAGATTTATTTTAAAAATAAGTTTGCAGATAGTTTTATTCCAAAAGAAAAATCAATAAGATTTAAATACAAACCACCTCATTATTTATATTATGATAATGAGAATATAAATAATATTTTACAGGAAATAACTAGTTTTGAATTTACAGATAAAACCAATTTGAAGAAAGATGTTAGTTTTGTCGGCAAGGAAATAAAAACCAAGACAAATAGTTTTACAATAGGGATTGGTGGGCTTCATTCAAAAGAGGAAAGTATATCAGTATTTACAAATGATAATCAGTTTTTGATAGATATTGATGTCACTTCATATTATCCAAGTATTATTATAAACAATGGGATATATCCAAGTAATATAGGCAAGGAATTTCTGGAATTATATAAGTCCTTGCGAGATAGGCGTCTGCAAATAAAGGATAAGGCAAGTACTCCTAGTAAGTTTTACAAGATCGTACTTAATGGAACTTTTGGCAGACTAGGTTATAAGAAGAGTATTATGTATGATTTAGAAAAAATGATACAAACTACTATAACTGGTCAACTGTGTTTATTAATGCTTATTGAAGAGTTGGAAAAACATGGGTTTGAAATAATATCAGGTAATACTGACGGACTTACTGTAATGGGAAAAATAAGTAATACTGATAAGTTTAATGAGATATTAGAGAAATGGGAGTTTTTAACAGGTTTTGAGCTAGAAAAAACACATTACGATAGGATTTATATAAGAGATGTTAATAACTACTTGGCAATAAAGTCTGATGGCGGAGTTAAGACTAAAGGATTTTTAAGCATGAATGATTTATCAAGGAACGCTCATCTTGGAATAGTAAAAAAAGCTGTTAAGAATTACCTTACAAACGAATATCCTATAGAAAATACTATTAGAAACGGAGCAAAAGAAGATTATATCTTAACCAAGAAAACAAAGTTTGGTGCTAATTTTAAGGGTGAGTATCTAGGTAAAGTTGTTCGCTGGTATTATAGAACTGACGGGGATTATATTCTAAATATGAAAGGACATAAAGTACCGGATGCAAATGGTGCATATCCAATAATGAACTTGGATGATGAGATGGTTAATATTGATTATACAAGATATTATCAGGAAACAATTAAAACATTAAAAACGATAGGAATTAGTTTATGAAAATGGAAGAAAAGTTAATTAAATATGAAGAAAATAATGTTACTGATAAACAATATTTAAACGATTCAGATATTATTAAATTTTTGAATAAAATAGCCTGTAAAGTTGGTTACAAAGGGGTAATTTTTCATAAGAGAGGTAAGAAAAATGATTAAAATTTTAGCTTGGTTATTATTGATATTATTTTCACCGCTTATATTACTAATAGGCAGCATAACAAGTATTTTTATGCTTATACATGCAATATTTTGTGAGATGGAAAGAATATTTGATTATCAGATAATACCTTATATTAAATGGAAAATAAAAATTGTTAGAGAAATATTTAGAAAGAAAGATAATATTTAAGGCTAAAAAACTTGGTTATCTTACGTATAAGTTTGTCTCACCTAGTAACAGAGGTGTGCCGGATAGAATTTTTATAAGTGAAAATGGTAAATTATTTTTTATGGAATTTAAATCTAAAAAAGGTAAGTTAAGCAAATTACAAGAGAAGAAAATATCGGAGTTAAGAGCAAAAAAACAATCAGTATTCGTAGTTAATGATGAGGAATTAGCTATGAAAATATTAACAGAATATATGATTGATGTTACAAACGAAAACTGATATAAATAATTTAGAATAAAAGGTTACCCAAGCTTGAACTAAGAATAACCTTTAAATATCTTATACTACAAATTAAACACGTAGTCAAATTTAAAGTTTCTTGGTTCATAAACAATCATTTTATTATTTATTAATTTTAAAATTATAGGTTATTTATGAATAATATTACAATAATAGAACACAAAGAATTACAAAAGGCTGTATCTGCTAGAGAGTTGTATGAGTTTTTAGAAGTTAGGACTGATTTTACTGACTGGTGTAAAAGAAGTAATGAATACTTAGATTTTCAAGAAAATACAAATTATATAGTTTTCCTCAAAAATGAGGTAAATTCAGAAAAACGCAGAGGTAAGCCATCTGTAGACTATTTTTACACTATTGATGCTGCTAAAGAAATTTCAATGTTACAAAGGAGTGAGAAAGGAAAAGAAGCTCGTAAGTACTTTATTGAATGTGAAAGACAATTGAAAGAACAGCAATTAGCAGTGCCTAACTTTTCTAACCCTGTTGAAGCAGCTTTAGCTTGGATTGAAGAATATAAAGCAAAACAATTGGCAATAGAGGAAAGAGACATTGCTATAAAAACAAAATCTCAAATTAATAATAAAATAACCGCTACTGCAATGGCTAGAGCGTCCGTAGAGACACGAAGAGCAAATAAATTAGCAGATGAACTTGGTATCGGTAAAAAATTCAAACAGGTTAGAGCTATAGAATGGTTGTCTGATTATTTTGATATTTCAATAGTTAGTTTTTATTCACAATTTGGTAAAGCACTAAATAAATTCTCAAAAGATAATGGTTTTGAAGTAAAAATCATAGATGACTCAAAATATGGTAAAGTTAATAATTATCATATAAACGCTATTGAGGGGTTTAAAAAATATTTAGATAATAATCCTTGTGCATTACCAAAATATAGATTTGCATAAATGTTGAATGAGTCAAACCTTTACCATTATCAACATGAAGTAGTTAATAATATTCTTAAAACAAAAAGAATATTTGTTACTCAAGAAATGGGGCTTGGTAAAACAATTGCGTCAATAACGGCTTTTACTAGAATATTAAATAAAGAAGTTAAAAAATGCCTTATCATAGCTCCTTTAAATGTTGCTAAGTCTACTTGGGTAAATGAATTATCCAAGTGGGAGCATACAAAAGATTTAAAATATTCTCTTGCAATAGGTAGTGAAAAACAAAGATTAGATGCTCTGCAATCTGAAGCTGATGTTTACATCATCAATCAAGAAAACGTGCCATGGATGTTTCATAAAGGTTTTAAAAAATATGGCTTTATTATTGTAGATGAAAGTACTGGTTTTAAGTCTTATAGTTCCAATCGTTTCAAAGCACTACGCCATTTTGAAAGTGTTTATATGGTATTACTTACTGGAACACCTATGCCTAACGGCTATATGGATTTGTGGAGTCAGATATATTTGCTTGACAAAGGTGAAAGACTTGGTAAATACATAACCCATTATAGAAATCAATATTTTAGCTATAATCAGAATACTCATAAATATACCTGTCTGTTTCCAAATACCATACTTGATAAGATAAAGGATATTACTATTTCAATGAAAGCAGAGGATTATCTGGAACTACCGGATAAAATATCTAATGTGGTAAAAGTTGATATTGATAATTATGATTTGTACAAGAAATTTGAGAAAGAATATTACTTGCGAATTAACAATGATGAAATAACTGCTGTTAATGCAGCAGTATTATCATCTAAACTGCTTCAATACTGCAATGGAGCTGTTTATAGCAGTGATAATGATGGATCATATACAATCATCCATAACAATAAAATAGACTATTTAAAAGAGTTTATAGAGCTTTATCCAGATGAGAATATATTAGTTGCTTATGGTTTCAAAAGTGATGAGGAAAGAATAAAACTAGCTATTCCAAATAGCGTTACTCTTACAAGAAATAATATAGTTGATGTAGAAAAAGGGTGGAATAAAGGTGAGATAAAACTACTTCTTTGTCAAAGCGGTACTGCAAAAGGACTAAACTTGCAATATGGCGGTAGGATTATTGTATGGTTTGGTATTACTTATAACTTGGAGCATTATTTACAATTCAACGCAAGACTTCATAGGCAAGGTCAAACTAAACCTGTTCTTATCTATCATATAGTTGCAAATAACTGCAAGGATGAACAGGTTATTAAAGTTCTTGAGGATAAAAATACTACTTCGGAAATGATATATCAAGTGTTAAAAAAGTCAGAGTAGTCTACTTACCAACATAATAACAAAAAAGAACTTACTATTGGGATTTACCCCAGTAATAAGTTCTTTTTTATAACCCTAATTAGATTTTACTCAAACTAGGGTTACTCCAACAATAATAAAAAGAGAGGTTATTATTTAACCTTTTATGTGCAAATTTAATATAACACATTTATTTGGAAAGTTCAATACGATAAATGTCATATTTTAGCTTAAATAAATATAATTCATTTAACCAGTTATTCAAATTATCACATTTATTATAAGGAACACAGAGTTTTTTAAACTCATTCGTAGCAGATTCAGACATTAAAGGTAAAGGTGGAAGATTAAGTGTTGGCAAACTATTTCTTTGATTTAGGTTTTGACAACCTATCAATAGAAGAGTTAATATCAGTACGCTCAATATTTGTACTAATTTCAATGACTTTATTTTGAACATTTATTACCTTGTCTTTGTTTGTTATAATTCCAGATAAAACTTCTTTCTCTGCTTTTAAGGTTCTATTTTTGTTAAATAGATAAAATGCAAAAAATCCCACAATACCAAGTATAATTTCTTTCAAATAAGCAAATATGAGCATTTTAAGATAACCATAATTTAATTTCTTCTTCTCTTCTTTTAAGCAATCCTTTTGATACTACTTTATTAATGTATTTCCAACGTCTGAACTGATCAGGTATTTTATCAAATAATTTATCATTAATAAACTTAAGTAGTGTTGATTGTTTGAAATTTTCAACACCTATATTGTATATAAGGTTTATTAGAGAATCAAATTGATTTTGGTTGATATTTACCTTAACAAGTATGTTTAATGACTTCTCACGTGGTTGTAAGTCTTTTTTAAGCAAAATTTCTGCTTCTTCTTTTGTAATAGATGATGAAAAATGTTCATTAGGCAATATTACATGACCATAACCAATAGTTGGTTTACCGGCAGGACAGGTATATTCCTTATCGCTAAAACCCTCAAATTTCTTGATTAAAGTAAGTCCTTTCTGGGAAGTTTTCATGATGTAGGTGAGAAATCAAGTTTTAATCCTGTGAATATTTGAGTAACAAGCTCACCTAATTGCTCAAGTGCATTATCATTGCCAAATATGTAATGTGAGAATAATACAAAACAGCTAAAAAATCCTATCCAGAAATGTATATTTGTAAGAGTTGTTTTTACAAACTCAAACATCAATATCACCTAAATCAGTTTCGTCAGATGATCCACCTATGCCATGAACAGCTTGTAATAAGGTTACAAGTGATAATGATAACTGTCCAAATACCTTTACAAAATGATCAAGGTCGTTTGCTGCTGTTAGCATCATCAGGAGTAGAACATTTACAAGTACAAGATTCACTTGGATTAGATTCCAAGATTTTATATGTTTTATTATCTTGTAAAAGATGTTCATTTTTGAATTTATAATAATAGTATTTATAATTTATATAGTTAAATTTAAAATATTCATCACTACTTATAGTATATATTACATTTATAAAAAAATTCTTTGTAATACTTTTCTATTTAGCTTTTTAGTTATTAAAAAACTAAATAGAATACAATGTAAAAGTAGCGTAAATAAAAATAAAAATAAAAATATCACCTTTCATTCCAAGGTATTGTTTGTGGTTCTAACAACCAATCTTTACTATTTATTGCTTTTTCTTTTAAGATGGTTTTACTACCACCAACATCTTTTTTGATAGCATCATAAGAATACACATTAGCTTGTTTTAATAAAAATTTCAAGATATTTGTGTCATTTCCTTTCTCAATTAATCCAATTAGTTTAGCTGTTGTTTCAGGTTTGTCAAAACTGTTAGCTAATCCTCTGTAATATAACTTAACTAACTGGTTTGATACAACAGCTCCAGCAAAGCCTCCTACTGGGCCAAACGCAGCATTACCAATTGTTGCTCCTATACCAGTCTTAGTTGCAAACCTAGTTATTGCTTGTGTGATATCTTTACTACTATCAGAATTTATTTTTATTTTATTACTTATTTCACCCACTTTATTTAACACAACAGGTAATTTTTTTATAATAAATTCAGCTTGTTTTTCATCTCTAACCAAACTTCTAATCAGATTTTCATTATCTAAAATAGTACTTTGTATCTTAAAAGTATTAAAATCAAATCTATTATTAGTTTTTTCGTAATTTATGAAATCATCAAATATCAACTTTTTAAGTTTTATTTGTCTTAAAGCATCAAAAAGTTCTTTAGCTTTACCATCCATTTTAGATATTAACTCTCTGTTTTCATTAATATCCAAATTGTATTTATGAGCTAAATTAGCTAAACCTTGATCATTACCAGCGTTTTTAAATTCACGTGCTTTTTCCAAATCTTTTTTATTTGGAAACTTAATAACATTACTTGTACTTGTACTTGTACTTGTACTTGTACTTGTATATAATTTATTTATTTCATAACCATCTTTATCAACTATAGTGCGTTCACCGGTTAAGGGTCTTTTATTATTTAAACCTTTTCTATATGCAAATAATATCCGATTGTAATAATCATCTGCTAATTGTTTATTTTGTTTTAAAATATTTTCTTTAGTATGAAAATTTTTATATTGCTCTGTAGTATTACTTAAAGCTTTTCTTACCTGTTCAACACCTCTACTGGTGTTCATTATGTTAGATATATATCCAGTAGGTTCACCTTGTAATAGTGTTTTAATAATTTCATCTTGGGTAAAAGAGAAATAAACTTTAGAATCAAAATCTAAAGCTTTTCTGTAAGATGTTATAAATTCTTCCGGTAAATTTCCTAAATCCGTGTTTTTCTCAATTATTCTATCAATTAATGATACGGCTTTTCTTTGCAATTCTTCAACATTGCTATTTCCCCTATATGAAATATCATTTAAACTTTGTCTTTTATTTACAAGCTCTATAGGATTAATTGCATTTTTTACTATTCTTCCATTTACATTTCTACTTTCAGCAGAAGAAGCAGATTGGAAAAGTCTATTAAAAGTATCTGAAACCTGTTCTATTGCTGAAATTTCAGCAGTATCATTTCTACTAGTAGGAGAAAATATTTTAAAATCATCTGATAATTGTTTTAATTCAGGTATAAATTCTTCTAAGCTAATAATACTATTTTCATTACTACTTAAAATCTGCCGGTATCTATCATGATTTAAATTTCTTTCCTTTGTTAAAACACTATTAAATTGAGGTAAAAGAGTTTTAAAATCTTCAATTTTATTAGTATAGGTAAGTTCACCAGCATTTTTAGAAAAATTACCCAAATTTCTTTTTACAAAATCAATCAAACCTTGTTGCGTATCTTTTAATAATTTTTCTTTTAATGTATAATCAGGTAAATATAAACCTAATTCTATTGCTTTTGCATTATGTTTTTGTAATGTATAAGCGTTAACTAAATCTTTATTTTTAGTTAACTCTCTTATAATAGTTTTTTTATCTGCACCGCTATTAAGCATATTAGCAAGTTCTGGGGCTACTGATTCAAGAAATTCCATATCAATAGGATTATCTTTTTTATGTAACAACCAAGCAGCAAAACTTGTATTACCTTTGTGCATAATGCCTGTATCAGTTGATACATATTCAATAGCTTCTTTAGACGCTTGTTCTATATCCCTTAATCTTCTCATGGTTAATTTACCAACGTCAGTATTTGATTTGAATACTAAACCATTTATCCAATTACCGGCAGTTTCTTGAACAGTATCTAATCCTTTATATAATCCCTCTACAAAAGGTTCTTTAAGTTCAGCTACATTTTTCATCAGCCCATTATAAGTAGTTTTTGGTAAAGCTTTTTGTAATATGAATTTAGCAGTACCACTAATTCCTCCTGCATAGACACCTCTAGTAGCAACATCACCAGCAATATAACCACCAAGAGTTCTTGCAGTATCTTCTATTGGAGCTTGTTCTCTTGCTATTTCGTCTGTTTCTCTAAAATTATTAGCAAGGTATCCTCCAACTGCTGCTGCGGTAGTATTTACAGGGTTAACTTCAACACTTACTAGAGTATTTAAAAAATTTGTAACTTTATTATTTACCAAGAAATTTTTAGCACTAGGATTACTAACAAGTGCTGCAACACCTTTACCGCCTAATTTTAAAACTCCACCTCCAGCTGACATTTCAACTAAAGACTCCACTGTATGACCGGCAGATACATAATTATCTATTACGTATTGTTGGTCAGTACCTTTATATTTTTCTATAGCGTCTGGTTTTAAATTATCTTCAACATACTGCTCGGCTACTTTACCATTCCATAGCTTATTAGCATCATCATAGGCTTGATTTGCTTGATACCTGAAATCTTTTGATGTTTCTTCCATACCTAGATTTTCAGTCAAATTAGCCATTCCACCACTAATTCCACCATAAATAGCATTACCGGCAGCAGCAACACTATCAACTGTTTTACCTAATCCTTTATTAAATCCGTAAGCAGCACTAGTAACTTTTTCTTTAAGAGATGGTTCTTTTACATTTTGTATATCGTCATCTACATCTGGTAAGTACCATAAGCGAGGGTCTGGTTTTTCAGGTTCATCAAAAAACCCACTATCTTTATGTTCACCATGTTTTTTTAAAGCGTCTGCCCAAAATGCTTTATCTTCTTCACTTAAATTAGTTTGGTCTGGTATTTTTAATTTTACTAAAGTCATTAGTTACCTGTAGCACCTTTATTTTTATATGTATTATACTCTTTACTGTTAGTATCAACAACCAAGTTTAAATTATCTTGTTCAATACCATATCTATCTTTAACAAACATATTATAATCATTGTTTATATCACCTAATTGATTTTCGTCTAATATATTTATAGCATTATTTTTATTATAAGTGTTTTTCTGAGCTTTCATTTTTACAATAGATTTTATTAGTTTAGGTCTATCTTCTTTTAAAAATTGTAATAAGGCTTTACGATTTTTTTCAATAGATGGTAATTTAGCAAGTATTCTATTACCCTCATCTTTAGTAAATTGCGCTCCAAGAATAGGTCGTAACATTTTTTCAAAATCTACATTACTTAATTTAGCATAATCTAAATTTGGGTCTAATCCAAAAACTTCCCCTAAAGTTCTTCTTACTTTAGTTAAATAATCAGAACCTACTAGATTTGGGGTTTCAATAGCTATTTTACCTAATCTATCGTAGGCAGTTAATATGTTTTCACTAGCTTCCAGTTTAGGATCAAGTTTTTCTTCTATATACTTCCTATTAGATGTTATATTTGTTGTTAATATAGTTTCTTGCTCCTTTTTACTCATAGGGTTTTGAGCTTCCATTTTAGCTTTTTCAGCTTGCGATTTATACAATTCAGCATGAGCCTTACTAGACACGACACTAGCTCTACTTGCCTCAATAGCAGCTTTAATCTGCTCATTTTTTAGCCGTTGTTCTTCAAGCTTATTAGCAACAGCTGCTTTTGAATTATAAGTAAGAAGTTCAGGAAAGTTCATCTGTTCTTCTTGAGGTATTACTCCTTGTAATATATCAGCTATATACTGACCTTTTACATTACCTTGACTATCCTCAACATATATCTTACCTCCACTTGAGTAAGCATACTCACCGATATCTTTACCTGTAATCTTCTTGTAATTCTCAAGTAAGGTAGGAGCCATTACATTTACAGCTTCAAAATCACCTTTTTGTAAGAAATCATTTAATGTTGTTAAGTCGTTTCTATTGTTTAAAAAGAAATTCTCATTATCAGCTTTTATTTTAGCGTTCTTACCTGATTGCATTTCAAGAGCGTACTTATTCATAGCAAGTTCTTTTGACATATTCTCAAGTTCAGCAAGTTTAGCTTCTCTTTCATCATCGCTGTTTAATCCAACACCCAGTCCTCTAAGTAATGCTTGTTCTCTTCTTTGACCTACATTCATGGGTCTCATAGAATTAGCTTGATCAGTAAAGGCATCACCTAATTTATCAGATGTTTTTTTTCTATTTAAAATATCAGAGTAATCTTTCATTATTTTTTATCAAATATACTTTTACCTAAAGATTTACCAAAACTACCTGTAAATGCTCCAACACCGGTATTTAAAATAGTACCGAATGGATCGCTTTTAGCTGCTTGCTCATTCTTAAATCTTTCCTGCTCTAAACTTGAGGCTTGTAACTCATTAGATTGTTTTTTATACATAGCATCGTTAGTAATTCCCATTGCATTAATAGCGTTTGTATTGTTATTAGCAATAAAGTTTAACCCCATTTTACTAGGGTCTCTATTTACAAGCATATTTAGGGTTAACTCACGTCTAGCAAGCTCTGACTGCCTTTCTGCTTTACCTTTATCAAGTTTTAACCCCTCTGTTGCTAAATCCTGCTGTCTTTCTGCTACTTGTGCATTTAATATAGCATTTGCCCTCTGCTGTTCTAACTCCTCAACACCTAAGTCCTGTTGTCTGATTTTAAGCTGGTTATCACTATCTTGAGCAAACTGCTTATACCTTAAATCACCCTCTTGTGCGAGTGTACTACCTGACTTGATTAGATTATCAATAGACTGTTGTTTCAAATTATTTGCAAAAACATATTCTTTAAGGTTGTTTTCTATTTCAGTATCAACTTTCTGTTTTTGCAAACTAATCATAGTTCCAAGAGCAGTAGTTGAGTTATTTAAACCCATTTCCCTTAATTTTGCATCAAGTCCGTTGTATCTGATATCAAAACCCCTATCCATAGCAAGTTTATTAGCATCTTTAAATGCCCTTATCATTGGACCATATCTCTCAATTGTCATAGGATCGGATACTTCAAGTCCTGTTATAGTATCTTGCAAATCCCTAAGCCTATTACTTACGTCACTAACAGCGGCAGCATAACGCATTTCAAAAGGAAGTAAAGCTCTTACTTCCGGTAAGTTTAAATCAATATTAGGTAAATTAGCTATTTCAGGAAGAACTGACTCAAAAGGAGCATCTAAAGGAACTCTGCCAGATAGATCATTAATTTGAATTTCAGTATCACCTCCAAATCTTTCAAGATTGGACGCCTCACCCTCTAATTGTGATATCTGACCTTTTAATCTATTTTGCCTATCTATCCAAAATTGGGTTTTATTACGATTAAATCCATCTTGAGCTTCAGCTAGACGTTTTTGCTTCTGCTTTATCTGACTTTGTAATTTAAGATAACGCTCACCTTTAGGAGATTTCTTAAATACAAATTCTTGCCCGCTTACTGCATCAAACATCCTCATATAATTAATAGGAGGATTACCTTTAGTAGCGTCAATAGGTGTATAAGGTGTAAAGTTTACCGGTGGTGCTTCTTCATCATCGCCACCAAAGAATCCTCCCATTAGCTAATCCCTAAATAATAATATTTTTCATTATACTTCATAAATCCAAAATGATTAAGTAATCTTAGACTTTTAATGTTATTAAGTCTTGTAATAACCACATCATACCCTACTTTAGAGCATATATCAATAAACTTGCTTTTAAGGTTAAAATACAAATCCTTATTAAGCCATTTAGAGCGGTATGGTATGCGAATAAACAAATCAAGTACTCCCTGCTTATCAGTTCGTTTGAATACCTTTATAATCCCTGTTATATTGCCATTATTGTATAACAATATGTTTATCGTATCTTTTTTAAAATAAACTTTAATCATTATCAGTAACTCCTTTAGCAATTAAAGCTGTTCTTACTTCATCATCAAAATGTCTTAATCTTAATCCCCCAAGAGGTATTAATCTACCCTCTACTCTACAATCAGGTTTTGGATGGACGTATCCTTTTTGAAAATATCTAGGTTCTTGAGGATTCCTACCATCATTAAACCAAGGTAAATTATCAATACTTCCTATATTTTCATAAGTATCTAGAAAATCATCATCAATAGTTTCAGGAGCTATATTAAAATATTCCAATATCTCATAATTATTTGTGTCATAACTATTTTCTGGAAACTCATTTTTCTCTCTTTCAAAAAGGTATAAAGGATTATCACTATAATATCTGGAATGAAATAAATTAGGATGTATATTAATATCTATACTATTATCAAGTATTTTACTTGGCAATAAGCATTTATTTACAAAGGCATCAAGACTAGCTACTCCATCTTTGCTACCTCCTACATTATATTTATCAGGTATTAACCCACTATTTATTTCACTTTGTATAGCAATTCTATCAAGAGATAATGTATTATAAGCTGTTTTTGATATGTCTATTGCATTATCATCAATGTTAATACTATCTATTGTATTATCAGATACAAAATCATTAGCAAGATTATCAGTTAAATTTAATTCTGATAATTTATTTATTTTAATACCTGTTATAGTATCCATTTCAATATCATCATTAATAAGTTTACGCCAAATATGAGTATTATTGTATCTTGCAAAAAGAATACTGTAGTCTTCAATACAAGTTAATGGAAATATCTGCCCAACATTATCACTGCACAATATTGATCTAGGTGTGATATTTTTTAATTTATTTAATTCAATTGAATCTTCATCTATAATATCAACAATATCAACCCATTTTATTGTACCATCACCAACGTTTACTAAAAACTTGTTAGGAACTATTTTTAATGATGTTTGTAAAGCTTCTTCAAATTTTACTTTTAGTTCGTTATTAAAATAATCACCTAAATTATTGAATTCATTATAAAGATCAATTGATCTTATTATTTTTATTTTTTTAGACTGATTTTTAAAAAATTCCTGATCTCTATTGTAATAATTAAGCATATCAAATACCAAGTAATGTTCTTAAATTATCATCTAACGAATTTTTATTTATAAAATTTTTACTTTTTACATTAGGGCAAGTTATTCTATCAAGGAAGTTGTTTAAATTAAACATAGTGCTACCTAGATGATGTGATTTTATTACATTCTGTTTTTCTTTTAAAGAATAAGTAACAGTATTTGGAACAAGTTCTAATTGTTCATACTTTATAGGAGGTTGTGGAACATAAATATTTATAGGGGTTATATTTATTTGAGTTTGCAAGTCTTGTTCGTTCTTATAAAGTGCAGGTAATAAAGCCTTATTTTTAAGCCAAGTTTGCCTATAATTATCAAATCTTGCTTTATTATTGTTATAATTTAATTTCTGCGGAACTCTTGCTATATTAGTAAAAAAATCTACTACAGATGTATTATAATTTTCCAAATAGCTAATATAATTAACTATTACACCATCATAAGCAGTTAATATTGCATCTTTAATTAGTTTAGCATTTACAGTGTTTATCTGTGATATTTTCTTTTGAACTTTTTTTAAATTTTTAGTAAGACTTATATATACTGGATTTTTATAAACTTGATCAGGTACTGGTTGTTCATACTTTACCAACTTATAAGCATTTTTAACTGAATAAACGCATAGTAAATAAGGATTAATTTTTTCAGGGAAAGTAATATTTGGTTTAGCAAGTATAATAGAATTTAAAGGTATTGTATTTTTATGTAATAAACCATCGCCAAATAAAGCTCTATTGTTTCCTATTAGTTTAAAATCAAAAGAATTATCTTTTATTTTATCAGCAAATATTGAATTTGTTTTATAAACAAGCCCACTATTTCTTCTGAGTTGTAATATTTTATGATGAAGTTTATCAGCAGTTATTTGATATAAATCAAACTTGTCGTTACTTACTGATAATGTAACAATATTATTAGTTCTTACTAATAGATTTGATAATAAATAGTTTACTCCATCTTGAGATATATGATCTTTAGCAATAGCATTTATATCTATATTATTACTTTCAATAGCTCTATCTTCAAAATTATAACCAGATATTTTATTTGAATTTGAATAAGTATCTCTATAAATACTTTTAAATATCCCACCAACACCAAAATTATCAACATTTAATTTAAGATAATCAATATTAGTGTTTCTTTTTACAAAAAGAAGTGAGTTGTTTTTTACTAAACTTAATTTAACTAATTCTATGGAATTATTAG